CAGTTAAAAATGATGCTCAAAACGTCGAGCCATAATGATAAAAACCCATAAAGGGCGAAAAAATATCTGATTACTTAACGTCCTTTATTAGGTGGTTTTCCATAGTGATAATTCCAAACCATTCTCTGCCGCGGCCTGTTATGTGCGGGCGGTTTGCTACAGTGATCTCACCATCGCCACGATACTGAGGGCCGAATAGACTGGTCTCTATATACGCAAGCGGCTTTCCGATATTTTCTTTGCAAGCTTTTTTGCTCGGGTAGTTTGCAATCATTGTCATTTAATTGGTCCTTTTCGTTGGTTGGTTGGTAGCCGCAAATCAAGCGACTGTCCGAAGTCTACATCTAACCCGTTAACAAATGCAACAGTTAATTATTTAATTACGTTCCTGACTAATTGGTCAACAAACGATTTTGAAAAACGATTTTTTATTTTTTTCGCACACCTCACCCTACGTCAGGTGACTACATATAGTTGCAATATGGTCCTTATATACTCAGTGAAGGTATGATTTGTTCGCGCAGGGAAATTTTTTTGGTCTTAGTCTGACTGTTAACTTATTTGATTGACAACCTGTTAACTGGCGTAGTAGACTACTTATCTAACCAACCAACAAGGACCAATCTAATGAAAGCTACTACTATACACCATCTTATGAACGATTACTTGGATAACCACACTCTGGTTAAGGCTTGGCGCGTGCTGGACTACGTGCGGAAGTATCCTACTGCACTCAGTGGCCTTAATCGCACTGAGTTGGCGATATACAAGGCCATCGTCAACAACTGTGGCGAGGAGATGTAGAATGCAAGCTAGTATCAAGATCACTCAGCGTATGCTGAATAAGTCCATCATCGATGCAAACAAGTCAGTGGTGGCATTCGCCAAAGAACATCTTCCACACGACTACGATCACATAGCTACCCTGCCAAGCAGGAAGCTGATTTTCACTGGTGTATGGACACACGCCGACAATTTACCTGCTCCGGTACGTCTGTATCTAAGACCTCGCGGTGATAGGCTGCTATCTATCGGCAGTTTAAAGCTGTTTGCAAAGGCCGGTGATACTGTAACCTTCAGCCCAGCCTCTGACCCTTCCAACTATCAACTGGAGCTAGGTCTGATCGAAGGAGAGGCGGTATGAGTGGATGTGGAAGCACCCTAGACTTTGAGTTCATAAAAGCAATTATTCGCTACAACCAGATGGACAAGAAAAAGGTAGTCTATCTTAACTATCACGGTGACCTTTTGAAACTTCAAGAGGAAGTCAGTATGAATGGTAAAAGGTATATTGGATACCGCTGCCTAAGCTCAATTGATCCCTTCAATCGCTGGAACCTTAACAAACATTTCATAGGTAAATGGACTACTGGAACGAAGGTGGAATTTGTACGTGACGGTGAGAAGGTTCTATTTGAGGGTCTCTCATCTCCACGTTTGGAAGAGCTAACTTCAGACATGACCGGCATGTTGGAAGTGTGGAACCTAAACATCCACAGGTATGAACAAACTACTGAGAGGTGTGTGGCATGAAGTTATACACCAACAATCAAGGCCAGTGGTCAGGCACTCAGGCTGATGCTCGCAAGCGGTTCAAGAATGACATGCGCCTAGTCGAAGTGCCGGTAGACAAGCCCAATCTGCTTGCCTTCCTCAACGATAACGAAGTGGGTTCTTTCGAGGCGCTTGGTCACAAGCCAGAGCCAAACCCTGATCAACTATCTCCACACGCAACAAGCTGGGTGTCGTGGGCCTTAGAGCGCCTACAGCACGGCCAGAAGAAGGATGCAGAAGAGATGCTGATCAAAGGTCTCAAGATACAGAAGGAGAAGGCCAATGGCTAAGGAAGAAGTATTCAGCAAGTTTATATGGTCTATTGGTGGTTTGACTGAGGTAATCGGTCAAATGCACTGTAGCGGCAATATGGAAGGTACTCAGCTACACTGGCACGATGATGAGAACTACTGGTTCACGTTAGAAATGCGGGAAGACGGTGTCTATGCAGAGATAGACGATAGTACGGATGCAAAGACTATGTATGCTGCTATCGGCTACTGCCAGTATCATGGCATCTCCTACAGCCTTATTTGGCAAGATTACAGAAAGGAGATGTCCAATGGCTAAAGCTCCTTACGTTAGGCCGCGAGAGGTAGGTAATGGTTGGGTGTATGACATCAGGCCTACCGCTGAAGTGCTAGAGGCTTTCCCGCATCTGAATGTTAAACCACGGGAGAACTATACCTGTATTAGAGATGCCAATGCCCGTGGCTATGAAATCAAGCGTCTGTTCGAGGCTCACAAAGCCGGTGAAGAAGTAGAGGTCAGGGCAGACAGCCGCTCTGTCGCTGCCTTGGTGGACTACTACAAGGACAGCATGGCTTATACTAACATCAAGGCCGCTTCTACCAAGCGGTCATACGATGGTCATCTCAGTCATGTCCAACGTGTACACATAGGAAGTAAACAGTTCGCTAAGATGTTTGTGTCACAGGTTGACTACGAATACGCACAGAGATTGTGGCTACACATACAGGATGATGTCAGTACACACAAAGCCAACCACACATTCAAGGTGCTGAAGCTAGTCTGGAACGAGGGTTTACGCGCGGGGAAAGTTAAAGCTAACCCGTTCTCTCTGGTCAGGATACCCAAGCTACCAGACAGGCAGGTCATGTGGACCGTCGATCAGATCAAGGGCATGGTGAAGTACTGTGATGAGCAGGGCTACCCTAGTATGGGTACTATGATCGTCATGTGTTACGAGTTCTGCCAGCGTCCGGTGGATGTACGCACTATGAAGTGGTCTAACATCGACGGGCGTACTGGTGTGTCTAACTTCATCCAGCAAAAGACCGGCAAGCAGATGTCTATCAAAGTCACCAACGCCGTTCAGGATAGGTTACATCTACATCAGCACCGTAACTCAGACGATTACATCTTCGCATACGAGAATACTGGGCGTCCATACACTCAAGATCGCTGCAATAAGTTCTTTCGTAAGCTGGCTGACGGTTACGGGCTACCTGAAGTACCTCTACACAGCCAGTTCAATAAAGATGGCAGTCAGATGTATTCTACCATCTGGTTAGCTGACTTACGACGAACTGGTATAACCCATGCCAGTCAGTCTGGCTGCTCTGACAGAGAGCTAATGGCTTTATCAGGCCACAAGAACCCTCAGATGCTGGTTGTATACGCAGTAGAGGGCGAGATTGAATCCACGAATGCAAATATAAAACGAGGACTATTATAAATGGATCACGAACAAATTACTGTTCAGTATGTGCGGCACTCCGGTGATGACCTCTCAGTCGTAGATGCGGCTAGAGTGAGCTATGACGATAAGAGTGAGGCTCTGGGTTATACGGGTAAGGAAGGTGGCCCAATGATCCCTGAGCTACATGATAAGGATAAGAAGCTTATTCGGTATCTGGCTGATCATAGGCACTACTCACCATTTAACCATGCCTTCGTAACTTTCAGGTGTACCGCGCCGTTGTTCGCTATGGCTCAACTAAAGAAGAGCGAGTACATGCCGTGGAATGAGATAAGCCGCCGTTACGTGGACAGTGAGCCTGAGTTCTACTGGCCTAATGAATGGAGAGGCCGTCCTCGCAAGGGTAACTCCAAGCAGGGTAGCGAGGGCCACATCACTATCTCCGACGATATCATAGAGGATTCCTATGACGGCGCTATGATCAGCTACCGGACGCTACTGGACATAGGTGTAGCTCCAGAGATGGCTCGCATGGTTCTACCGCAGTCGATGCTATCATCATGGATCTGGAGCGGCAGTCTTAAAGCTATCAGCAAGATGTGCAGCCTACGGTGTGCCGCTGACACGCAGTATGAGAGCCGTGTAGTAGCCAATCAGATTAGCGACATCATGCGAGGGCTGTTCCCAGTTAGCTGGGCTGCGCTGATGGGAGAGGCTTACCCGTATATACGCCCAATGAGTGACGAGGAGAGGCAGAGAGCCAAGGAGAGGGCGGCATGAGTAACGAAATCAAAATCACAGAACTGGAAGAGCATGAGGATGGGTCAGCGACTATACAGCTAGACCTTAGCCCTGAAGTCTTCGCAGAGATATTCCAAGCCGGTTTCATAGCCTTGGTTAAGCGAGGTCTAGATGAAGAAGACAGGTAAAAAGCAGTACGCCATAACATACTTGCATTATGTACTCGCAGTTCGCGGAACAATTAAAGAAGCTGTGGCGTATGCAAAACAAGCTGAAAAGGATAGGGAGATACTGAGTGACATGAGCCAGAGAGATTTCTTAGGTCATGCCTCCGATTATATATCTATCTCAGATGTCACTGGTCAGGATGTGTAATGATTAAGCTCTGCTACTATTGCTCACGCACCGACCAGCTACTGGCACATAAGACTATTGAGAAGTCGGTGGCTGAACGAGAGCTTAATAAAAACCGAAGCTCTCAGTTCTACATTCACTTGGAATCGATAGATGGTTACTAACTTAAATGGCAAAAATGGCAGACTGCCACTCTGGAATCTGCCATGCCACTTTACCCCAGTCAGAGGCATTTTATTGTTTAATATCAGTAATTTGGCTCCGGCGGTAGGGATCGAACCTACGACCAATTGATTAACCGTACCCATTGATTTCATTGGATAATTCGGGATATCTGCAAAATGCCTGTTAACACTAATTGTTTTTATATGCACCTAATTAAGTGTTGACAGATGCGAATAACTGTATAAGCTAACGCTGTCTCTTTGGAGAGGCAGAACCCCAAACCAACTACCAACCAACTACTATGAGTGACCAATGACCTACCTCGAACAACTAGAAGTCATCAAGACTATCCCCATAAGGGAAGGAGACACTAAAGTAATCCAGTGTCCTTTCTGTGGCGGCTTAAAGAAGCTGTCTGTTTCTAAAGTAGACGGCCAATTAAAGTGGTATTGCTTTAGAGCCTCCTGCAATGGCAAAGGTATCTATCAAGGCAAGAGAAGCTTACAGGCAGCTAAGAACTATCTAGCAGATGCAGTACAGCAAAAGACTAGAGAGCCGAAGCCTATTCCTTTGATCACTACACCAGCCCGTAATCATCAGCCAGCACTCGACTACCTAGAACAGAACAACAGTCTAGAGGCTTACGAAGCTGGATACATAGATGTCCGATACGCACCGGCAGAGGACAGAGTATTATTCTGCACAGACACAGGCGCTGTAGGTAGATCTCTAAAGAAGTACGGACCTAAGTGGCTGACTTATGGTGTGCTTGAAGAGGGCATACACGTAGGAAATGGATCAACAGCCGTTCTTGTTGAAGATACACCGTCAGCCTGTAGTGTGAGTAGAATTGACGGCTTTGTAGGAGTTGCTTTATTAGGTACTCGGATAAGTAGTTGCCTAAAAAAGTCTCTAAATAAATACAGTGCCTGTTATTTAGTCCTTGACAAGGATGCATCGTCTAAGTCTATAACCATCTGTAAGAGTGTAAGTCGAAGTTTACTTGTTAGGCTAACTGCTGTGGACTTAAAGAGACTATCAGTTAACCAGCTTGTAGGGGTGTTAGATAATGCGCTTTAAAAAATTTAACATTATACCTAAGCCCCGTCGAGAAAACATGGAGCATAGGTTTAGTGGCTCTTATCTTTTAAAACCTTACGGCGCGGATCATAGAAAATATATAAAACTCCTGAGTAAAAAAATTCTTAAATCGACTTCTGACTGGGCTGGCTTTCATATTTGGTGTAGCCCTGTAGTTCCATTAGCACCGCCTTCCATACAGTTCCTTAAATAATTAAACCTTAACGCAGAGGACAACTGCGCAATCAACAACCCATCGTCGAAGTCACCTGTACCGACGTTAAACTAAAGGAATGGTATCCATGAAAGCTAGAGGCATAGCAATAATTGATCTAGAAATCGACGGCGGCTTTAAGGAAGCTGCCGCAGAAGAAGTAGCACTGGAAAATCTGATAGCAGACTACGTGAAAGGCAACAGCCGTGTAGTACACTATCAAGTTGAGCTTAGAGAGAGACGGGGTGAACCCGGATCAGTAGACCTGAGCAAGATGAAGTTCAGAGCTAACTAGCTAAAACTAAACGAAAAAGAAATTTAGCCCTGTCTTCGGATGGGGCTTTTTTTATTCTATTGGCTGTGTTACAATAGCACTTTATTAATATAATAACAGCTAAGAGAGTTAAATGGACCAATCATTACTTAAAAGCTGCCTCAGTAATTCTTTCTATAGAGAAAACAAGGCAAAGCTAAGACCATCCCTTTTCGATGACACACTTAAAGAAGTCTACACAACCATCGTATCGATGCACGATACATTTGATAAAGACCTTACCCCACTAGAATTATTCAGCTACTGGAAGGCAAAGAACCCCACCAGCACAGGCGCTTGGACAGCCGACATCCAAGACTTAATCAACTCAGTATCCAACGCTGAAGAGATAGATGATGTAGTCGCTGTTGATGTAATAGAAAATCTATGGCGTCAGCACATAGGTCTCGATATAGCCACCCTTGGAATAAAGATGTCTGAGGGTGATGCCTCTGCAATGGACTTACTTAAGTCTCTGCTAGATCGCGTCTCTGAAGGTTACATGCCTGATGACTTTGCTGATGAAGTCACTGATGACATCGATGAACTACTAGCCGTTGTCAGTAATGATAACCGCTTCAAGTTCAACATCCACACACTTTCTAGAGAGGTCTACGGCATTGGTAGAGGTGAGTTTGGTGTTATAGCTGCCTACTCTAATGTAGGTAAAACTGCGTTTGCTATTAGCCTATGCGCTGCACCGGCAGGTTTCTGCGCCCAAGGTGCTAGAGT